TATGGATTGCCTTTATAACCATAGCTCCATCTTTTCTCAGGATTAGTATAGTGGGTTATACCCACATATACTTCTCCATTTATTTTATTCTTATGAATATATACTATATACTTTCTTTCTTCCATGCTGCAAAAGTAAGTAAAAAAGTCCATTTAGTCAAGCACATAAGTGATTTGTTTATCTAATTGCATCTTCTGTACTAAATTTACTGGGTTTCTGGAAAGGGGCTTGTACTACCCTGTAATTCTCAGTAAAGAACTTATCATTCCCTAAATAATCCTTTGGCACTTCTTCTGAGTCTCTTGAAGGGTTTCCTTGATATAGGACCATCTTCTCCTCTCTATATAACATAACCATACCTAATGCTCTAATTCTATCCACATTTATCTCTGGGTTAAATGCAATCAACTCTTCAATTAATGCTCTGTTTCTTAAGAAGTTAAGGTTATAGATAGTTACTTCTACATCTTCTCCATCAATATTCTGTATAATAGTAACAGGCTTCATCAACCAGTCTCTTATGAGATTATTGGCATAAGCATTAATAGCTGCTGAGGCATTTACACCCTTAGCATTAGAACCAAATGAACTATACTTAATCAATTGTTTGTCTCTTAAGAACTCTGGAGTATCAGCCAGTAAGTGAGTACAATTCATCTTACTAAAGTAAGCAAATATACCCTTCTTATTTGATTCATACAGACATTTTGCATTATAGAACAAACACAGTAACCTTACTATCTCAAAGTTATCATCTGCAAATGATTGCCTACCAGTGTACTCAGCTACAATCTTATCAGTCCATAAGTCAAGAACAAAGGTAGAAGAGAGAGAGGAAGATTCAGCTTGGTCATTATCTACAGGGTCATGACCAATAATATATCTTGTGTGGGGAACCTTTCCACTTCTATCTTTCTCTGGCATTTCAAAGATTTCCACAGCACCCGGAGTATCATTCTCTACTCCAAACTTTCTGATAGGTACATCACTGGTTGGTGTAAATTCTACTCCATTACTATTCTGTACCAACTTACCTACATATACATCATCATAAGCATGTACATCTTGGTCTAATTGACTTAATCTTTCTGTAAGAGCAGTAATAGGGAAGTATGCTGCCTTAACCTTAATAATAGCTTCTGCTGGTGTGATAGGGTCCTCAGCAATTACTCTTAATACTGATTTAGGGTCAGCACTATATTTAGCCTTATATCTTGCAATAAGAATCTCAATTAAAGCCTTAACTACATCTGACACACCATCCTTATTATAACATCCTGCCCTATTAATATAGGAGGGAAAGAAGAAACCAAACTTAGGTTTACCTTGCTTAGGTCTGTCAAATACATTATCTATAGACAATATATTATAACCATCTGGGTTATAAAGCAAAGTCTTAGCTGAACTAAAGTCAGACTCACTCTCAGCAGCAGTACCTACAAGGTACATAGTAGCAAAAGTATAGTCACCATCCTCTACAGACTTTCTGGTAATATCATAAAGAGAAAGCAATCCTTTGAAAGAACCCATTTCCTCAAATAAAATCCAACCTCTCTTACCTCTCAACTTCTCACTATCATCCTTTGCAGATACAGCAAGTACTTGATTTAGAGAACCTTTCTCTACACCATATTCATCCTTATAACCCATTTGCCAAGACATCTCATTAGGAGAGTTCTTTAACATAAGATGTGGGAAAGGAGTATTAGCAAAGCTAAAGTTAATTGAAGGCTTGAACTTAGATAGAGTACCATCCTTATCATCTTTCAGATACTCCTTTTGATAAGCTGTAAGTACTGTAATAACCCTTCTATTGGATTCTTCACTCTCTCCGAGTATAAGGTTATGGCTCATAATTGCTGCTAAGCTATAAGACTTAGCACATCCTCTCTTTGCTAATTCAATAGCATGTTTACCACCCTCTCTTGCTTGCCATAGGTAATGAAATCTCCAATATATACCCTCAAAGAAGAAAGGAAAAGCCTCAGTTCTGATAGCTTTCTTTCTTCCTTCTACCAGTTTATTAACCATCATAGGACAATAGTTCATGAACCAATAGTTAAAGCCTGTAACCCATTCTCCATCTGATTCTCTTACATAACCTTCATAGCATCTTCTCTTCTCTTCATCCCAGTGTTTCCTGAACTCAGAATTAGGATTACTATTAGGTTTTAAGAATGTGTAGCACCCATACTTCAAGAAATGTAGGGCTGGTTGCCTGAAATAATCAGCATCCTCAATAATGTGTGGATTAGTAATATCTACTATAATCCTACCCTTTTCATCTCTTGGTAAGTCCCTTGCATAAGGTCTGTTGGGGGATATAAGTCTCTTGACAAACTCTACTGTAGTAAGAGTCTCAAGTAACTGTTCCTGAACCTCCTGAGGAAGGATATTCATTAGTTCCTCAGTAAGCTCAGTCTGATATTTATTCATTTGAATCATTGCATAACTCCTTAAAATCTTGCTTATTAATATACTCCAGAAGAGATTTAGTAATAGAAGTAGTTAGGAGGGAAAGAGCTTTAGTTTCTTCTGCATCAGTAACAATTCTATTAGAGTACTGAGTACCAAATGCAGGTATCTTTTCACTCTTACTTACAAACCAAACTTGCATTCTATAAGTCTTCTGTGACTTAACTACAGGGTTAGTATCCACTATTTTATGTAATACAAAGTATCCCTTTCTTCTATTAGGAAAGCCTTCATAATATACATTAAGTCCTTCTACTATATCATTTATTTCCATAACTATAAGTCCTCATATATTGCTTTTTCTTGTGCTCCTCTTACCTTATCATTCTGTGATAATTCCTTAGCAATAGCTCTTTCAGCTTCATCTAAGTCCTTAACCATTGATGGTATAAGTTTAATAATAGCACCTAATTCCTTAGTCTCTTTTATATCAAGTTCAGTTAAGTCCATACTCCTTAACTTCATTCTATACTTATCAACAAGCATTCTTGTATCATCAAGTAATAGCTCAGAAGTAGTCTTAAAACTTGCATATAGTGCTTGAGCTTCTTTCACAGTAGTATCAGGTTCCCAGTTATCTTTCATACCTTCACCCTGCTTAATAGCCTCTTTCCTCTCCTGTTCATCTATTATATATTTGTAATCACTTCTGGAGTCCTCCATAAAGTAACAATATCCAAGCTCTGTAATAGCTCTCTCTTTTGAGAGAGATTTATCTCTATTCCATATCTGTCTGAATGCCTTTAAAGCATAGGCTTCATCAGATATAACCAGATTATAACCATCTCTTTTGAATAATCTCATACTGCTTAAAACTAAAAAAGCCCAAGCCTTTGATAGGCTCAGGCTTATATTTATACTATAAGTTGTGGTCCTGTAACAATAGTAGGATTTTCTTCAAATTCCTCAATCTCTGCTACAAATTTTACATCTCCATCTTGAATCATCATGTGTTCAACTCCATCAATCTCTATGATGTCAAACCTGTATCCTACTACAGGATTATCTTTAATAACACCATCTTGCAATGAGCCAGGTTTATGTTGCATTACTACATATCTTTTTGGATTGATATATACTACATCTCCTACTTCAATACCCCTAACCATTGGTCCAACAGCTACTACTGTCTGATATTCTTTTACTGAACCAGCTTTTGTACTATCTATAATACCTCCAGCAGTCTTCAGGTCAGCAGGATATTTATTTAAAGTGACTACCATGTTATTGAACATGGGCTTCACCTTCTTTATTGTTGTAATCATCTTTTAGCTTATTTAAATATTTTAATCTTTTCTTGATTCCTATAAACCTATCATAGGTACAGGATAATTTACCTAATGATGGGACATTGAAATTGGTTCTCAACTTATCAAACTCCTCTTTGCTTAGGTCTTCCTTTAGAGGCAAGGCTTTGATGTTATTTCTAATAAAAGTCCAAAAGGACTCATAGGCTTCCTTCACCACTTGTGGTGGTAATCCAAGTTCTATGGATACCTGTTTTATTGCTTCTGAGTATATCATGAGAAATCAAATAATAACATCATCTTGAATGAACCATTCTCTTCATCTACTGATGGAATGTATCTTGGGTTTATTTTCCCATCAATGATGACCTTATTCTTTCTTAACTTGCCCATGATGACCTGAAAGTGAGGAAGAGATATATCACACTCTTCCCTTACTTTCTTTTTAGTATCTTCACTCATAGTAACCTTATCAAGTATCTCATTATCTTTAATGACCTTGCTGAGTTCATATCTTTGCCTCACAAAAGAAGTAATGACATCCATTTCTCTCTCAGTCAAGTTATGAAAAGGTCTTAAAAATTGGAACCAATAATTAAAGAACTTACCATCTACCTTGCAAGGAATCCTAACTATTGAATCCACTTGCTTAGCCATAATTTATTCTCCTTCCTTTACTTCTTCCTCAGGTTCCTGTTCAGGCTGAGTCATTAGTACTTCAAATTCTGCACCACACTTATGCTTGAACTCTTCTGAGATATAAGGTGTAGTAGAAGTAATTACTGTCCATAGCCACTTCAATCTTTCATAGAAGTTAGCAAGATTAGCTTCTTGTAAAGCCTTACTTAACTTCTGATTCTGCATATATAACTGTCTACTTTGTTCAGACAACTGATGTGCAGTATTCTCCAGTTCTTCATAACTTAGCTTTCTCACTTCTGGAGTGTCTTTGCCACCCTTTACAACTTTCATTTTATTCTTCTCTTCCATTTTATTTTTCTGTTAGATAATTTCCACCATACTTTTGCCCATACATTTTCTCCCATTCATGTATGTGTGCCTCACCAGTTTCAGTTCCACCACATTTGTCACAGTAATCTATGCCATCTGAGTTTCTTATTGCTAATGATAGACAATGTTTACAATATACAACTGGTATATTATTATATTCTTCCTTGGGAGTCTCAAGCTCAACTGGCTTGGTTTCTATACTTAAGTTCTCCATAAATTTTCTCTTTAGTAATCTGTAACTCCCTACCAAGGGTCCTCTTTCTATTATTGAAAGGTCTCTTTGGGACTTCCTCTCCCCAAGATGTTACATGACCTTTTCTGATAGCTCTTCTAATACTCTTGTATTTACCAACAGCACTATAAACAGCAAGCTGCAACATCATCTTAGGT